GCTTTAATCGGCAAACAGGCACTATAGGGGCCCATGGGTCGTTGCCCCTGGGCCCGGGTATGGTATCCGGTGGCGTAGATCGCCAGTTTGTAACGAGCCGGTATCCGCAGCACATTAGTCAGGATGCGCGGCCCGTGTACCAAGATCCAAATGTAACAAACTATCGGTTAGGTTGGGAGGGTCCAGTGGGTCCGGGCAGATTGGGTCTGCAAGGCACCTTGAGGCACGTTCGTGATGTAGGAATGGAACCTTCTTTAAGTGGTTTGTACACCATCCCGAATCCGCTCGGGTTGGGCGGCCAGTTCCGTGCAACAAGCTCGTATGTTAATCCGATAGACGGCGAGAGTGCCGCTGAAGCCATGCTCGGCTACAAGTTGAGGTTTTGATATGCCTCTGACAAAGAAGGGCGCAAAGATAAAGCGCAACATGACCAAGACTTATGGTAAGAAGAAGGGCGGGCAGGTCTTTTATGCCAGCTTGAATGCGGGTAAGGTAACGGGCGCGAAAGCACCAAAAAGGAGAAAACGTAATGCCTAATGTAATGGGACGCGAATTTCCGTATACGCCGCAAGGCGTTGCGGCGGCACAACAGTACCGACAAACACTTGGAATGCGCGACGGCGGACCTATGGGCTTCCGCCCGATTGGAATGCAGGCGGGAGGCGTTCCCGGCAGAGCCGGTGAAGATGCTGTGTCCTGGCTCCAAACAGGTTCGCCAATTAAAAACGTGAACGCAGGAATGGGTGCGGGCGCGGGCGTTACGGGCAGCTTTCCCGGCGTAAACCCCCTCATGATGGCCGGAGCAGGCGGAAGGTTAGCGGGCGGCGTTCCCGGTGCTGACGTGCCTCCGGACGTTATGGCGATTTTTCAGGGTCTTGTTAACGTGACTCAGAGCGGCTCTACGCGGGACGTCCGTGCATATATCGAGGCCAATCGTCAGGATTTAAACGACATCGCGTCGATGTTGCCGCAGGGTCAGGCTGATTTTGTGCAGAACATCCTTAATTCATTTGCCCAGCCATCAGAGCAAGGTAGCAACCTTGGCCGTATACAGGGTGGACAACTTGCCCCACCCATTCCCTCGCAAGCGATGCCGGGCGGCTTCCAGGGTGGACAACCTGCCCCACCCATTCCCTCGCAAGCGATGCCGGGCGGCTTCCAGGGAATGGCCGGAGGCGGTCTGATGTCTCTGAGGCGTAGGTAAACATGGCTAGAAACCCGCTCCCCCGCAGTAATTTCGGGACGGCCTCTCTTGTAGAGCGCCGCGACGGCCTTCCACCAGTAGACCTGGAGGAAGGTCCCGGTGCGGAGATTTTGCTGGACGACACCAGCATCATAGAGACCCAGGACCTTAGTATTGAACTGGAGGACGACGGCGGCGTGGTCGTGGACTTTGATCCGTTTGTAGGTCGCCCGGAGGGCGGCGGATTTCACGACAATCTTGTGGAAGATCTGGACGACAATGTCGCGACGAGAATTGCTTCGGATCTGTTGGATCAGTACGAGGCCAACAAGGATGGCCGCAAGGACTGGGAAGATACGTATCGCACAGGCCTTGAGCTTCTTGGGTTCAAGTACGAGGAGCGTTCGGAACCTTTCCGAGGAGCTGCCGGTGTGACGCATCCTCTTCTTGCAGAAGCGGTGACCCAGTTTCAGGCGCAGGCTTTCGGGGAGCTTCTTCCTGCCGGAGGTCCTGTGAACACGCAGGTTCTTGGGAAGGCTACTCCGGAAATAGAGGAGCAGGCCGAACGCGTCCGCATGTACATGAACTATCAGATTACATCTGTAATGAAGGAGTACACTCCGGAGTTCGATCAGATGTTGTTCTACCTTCCCCTTGCAGGTTCCACATTCAAGAAAGTGTATTACGACGAGTTCCTTGGTCGGGCGGTAAGTAAGTTTGTCCCCGCAGAGCAACTGGTCGTGCCGTATACCGCGACCGATCTGGAGACCGCAGAGAATGTAACACATGTCATACAGATTTCCGAAAACGAGCTTCGCAAGAAACAGGTGGGCGGGTTCTACGCCGACATAGAGGTTTCCGCGTCTCAGTCGGATCCCTCCGAGGTCCGTGAGGAGATGGACGACATCTCGGGGATAGAGCCGAGCCGTCTGGATACCGAAGTAACGCTTCTGGAGTGTCACGTAGACTTGGATCTTGAAGGATTTGAGGATGTAGGAGAAGACGGAGAGCCGACGGGTATCAAGCTTCCGTATGTTGTTACGGTATCCGAGGACAACGGCAAGGTTCTCAGTATCCGCCGTAACTACAAGGAGGAGGACGATAACCGGAACAAGAACCAGTATTTCGTCCACTTCAAGTTCCTTCCCGGCTTTGGTTTCTATGGCCTTGGTTTGATCCACATGATTGGCGGACTAAGCCGCACGGCCACCGCAGCGCTGCGCCAGCTTATCGATGCGGGGACCCTTTCCAATCTTCCGGCAGGTTTTAAAACCCGAGGGCTTCGCATACGCAATGACGACGAGCCTCTATCGCCGGGCGAGTTCCGCGACGTAGATTCTCCGGGTGGCGCGATCCGAGATTCTTTGATGTTGCTTCCGTACAAGGGTGCAGATCAGACGCTATTCCAGTTGATGGGTTTCTGCGTGGAGGCCGGTCAGCGCTTTGCGGCGGTTTCTAATTTGCAGGTAGGCGACGGCAACCAGCAGGCTGCGGTAGGGACCACCATCGCAATGCTGGAGCAGGGTGCAAAGGTAATGTCCGCCATTCATAAGCGGATGCATTATGCTCAGAAAGACGAGTTTTCGCTCCTTGCAAAGGTGTTTGGAGAATCTCTACCCCCTGAATATCCCTACAACGTCGTAGGCGCGGAGCGGATTATAAAAGCCGAGGATTTTGATGATCGGGTTGATGTTATACCTGTGTCAGACCCCAACATCTTTTCCATGTCTCAAAGGGTCACTCTCGCGCAAACGGAGTTGCAGTTAGCCCAAGCGGCTCCAGAGCTTCATAATATGTATGAAGCATTCCGCCGTATGTATAAGGCGATTGGTGTTAAAGACGTAGATGCAATATTGAAAGTTGTGGATCAGGAAGAAGAGACGCCAAATGATCCGGCGGTTGAGAACTCGGAGGCTCTGGAAAATATAACGTTAAAGGCGTTCCAGGGGCAGAATCACAAGGCGCATATCATGGCGCATCTTGTATTTGGCTCGTCTCCTATAATTGGACAACTCCCCGCTGTCGCAATGTCCTTGCAGAAGCATATCATGGAGCACGTTTCCATTCAGTCCAAGGAGCAGGTTGCGGCTCAGATGATTCAGCAGCTTCAAGGTCAAGCTCCTACTGAGGAACAGGCCCTTGAAATAGAGTCCATGGTTGCGGATCTTATCTCGCAGGGAATGCAAGAAGTAAAAGCCATGAGTGCCGAAATAAGCGGCGAAGGTGGAGGGCCGGACCCCCTTATTGCCTTGAAACAGCAGGACCTGGAGATGCGGGCCAAACAGGACGCGGCGGAAAATCAGGTGGATCAGGCAAGACTTGCGTTGGACCAGAAGAAGGCTCAGGAGAATACGAAGCTTGGCAGAGAAAGGATCCAGTCACAGGAAGAAATTGTGGCTGCTCGTATACAGGCTGCTCGCGAACGCGAAATCATGAAACAGCAAGGTCAATAGGAGATTATTATGGCAGGAAAAAAGAGTTCGGTTGGCGTTTCCCGGAAAGGTCTCGTAATAAAGGGTCAGGGGTACGTTCCTTACAGCGATGGCAAAGTCGAGAAGACGCCGGATGTTGCGAAAGCTTCCGTGGTTACGGGTAAGAACCGTGGCATGGGCGACGCTCTTCGTGGTGGCACGTTTAAGATTTGTTGAATAAGGATGAAAGTAATGGAGTGGGTCCCCGGTAGACTTAGAAAGCTTTATAGCTTTCCAACACTCTTGGTCTCCTTCTGAAGGAAAAAGGCATAGTGCCCTTATCTCCAGAGAAAACTCATTTAATCCGCGTGGTCGCGCACGATGCCGTCGAGCAGACCCTGACGACAATGGGCATCGACGCGGCTAACCCCATCGATGTGCAGCAGGACATGGCGCATCTAAGAGCCAGTAGACTAGGTGCCACGGCTACAAAGAAGTTGGTTAGAAAGACGATTGTGCCGATAATTGTGGTCGGTGTCGCCACCGCAATATGGTCTGGGTTTGGCGATGCGATCAGCGACCTCTTGGGGCGGAGCAAAAGAGGTTAACATGCGGTCTAGTTTGCGGATCGTTTTATACGCGCTCTCCGCGTTTCTCGCCCCCGCCGCCTTGGCTAGCGAGTATCCGCAGCGTTATCAGTTGATCCTGCCGTGTTTTCCGACAGCGGCGTGGGCTGATGTCGCGCGCGTCAACAAATTGGACCCCGTCGATACCCGCGTCGATGACGACGGCGACACTTGGACGATTTGGGAAATCTCTGGTGGTGGTTGGCGGGCCACCCTCACTGTTGCCGCTGGAGCGACGACGTGTATAGTCGCGGGCAGCGGGAGAATACAACCAGGGGAAACACATCTCTAATCACCTACCGGACCAGCGTAAAGTAGCCACACTAAATGCCGTCGAACAAGCCTTGACGGAAGGCTATCCGCCGCCGAAATTAGCCCGAAGAAACATAACCTCGGCGTTGGAGCGGGCGCGGCAAATCCTGTCGGCGCAAGAAGGAAGGCCGATTCCGTATTCCACATTACAGCACCGATTAAGCGCGCTAAAGCGCGCGGGTAAGGAACCGGACTGGTCGTTGTACCGTCGAGAGTCCGAACCTGTTCCTGACCCTGATCCAGGCCTCAACACCCCCGCCGCCAAGTTGCGTTTTACCATCCGCAACCAATCAGACCGATGGGGCGAGCGGTTCCAGGTTGTCGTGATATTTGATGCACACGATTCTCCGTCGATCCGCAAGGATCGTTTTCTTTGGATGGGCCGCTATATCCACGACGCGAACCCCGACATAGTGGTTCAAATCGGTGACTTCTTCAGCTTCGATAGCCTCAATACAATCGACGCTAATGACACCTTGCTTGGGAAGTACAAGCCGATATTCATGGACGACATCACTTCCGGGCATGAAGCCCTGACGGAATTAGATAAAGGTCTGGATGGCTGGGGTGGCGAAAAACACAGCACAATGGGAAACCATGAAAACAGGGCTTTGAAATTCACCAACCGCACACCAGAATTGAGCGGAGTCCTCACCCATAATTTTGACAATCTAATGATGACCCACAAATGGACGTACAGCCCATTTGGCGCGCTATATTTCATCGGCGGCGTGGCTTTCACTCATATACCACTAAGCCGCATGAACAAGCCGCTCGGCGGGATGCACGTCGAAAACCAAATCGGGCCGATGTGCATGGAGGACTTGGTATTCGGCCATACGCATCGGCATGTAGATAAAGCGTTCACGAAAACCGGAGACAACCGGAGCGTTCGGGTTCTGTCCGGTGGCTGCTCCTTGGAGCACGGCCATGTCGAGCCTTACGTTTTCCACCAACCAAGCGGTTGGTCGTACAACATCGCGGACATGACAATCGACGCCGGAAGGATCGTCCGCTGCGATTTCATTCCAATGTTGGAGTTAGAGGAAAAATATGGGGGCGTTTAAACGATCTTAATGAGATGTTAAATAAACCGCGTTTTTCTTACGTTTCGTCGAGACGTGTTCGTCGAATTTGTGTTAATTTTCATAACTCGGTTGGTGCAACGGTCACGGATGTCAAAAAATGAAGGCCGACGAATTTCTCCGGAGAGGCGCGGAAGTTTGGCGCGAACATGAAAAAAACTATGGCCCGTCTTACAATCAAGTCGGTTGTATCATGGAGAGAGTATTTCCTGATGGGGTTAATCTTTCAACCCGTGACGATTTTCGGCGCTTTGGGATCATGGTTCAGATCGTGACAAAGCTGGCGCGATACACAAACACTTGGTCGAAGCCTCATGCCGACAGTATCTTCGACATCGGGGTCTATTCGATGATATTAGCGGAGATAGATGACGAAATCTGCGATCCATAGAGACCGCCTACGGGCACAAGCTTTTTAACGATATCGATTAGGAAGGAACACGTCATGGAATTTATCATGTCCACTCTTGAAATCTTCCCGGCTTGGCTCCAAGCCATCATGGGCGTTGTCACAGCGGCAACCGCAATCACCGCGTTGACGCCAAGCACGGCAGACGACAAGGTAATAAACTTTGTCCTCAAGATTCTAAATTTCTTGGCCGGAAATTTCGCCAAGAACCGTAACAAGGATGCGTGATGGGCTGGCTGCGCCTGACCTCCGGCCTGCTGTCCATTGTAAACTGGATCAGCCGCTATGCCGAGCGGCGGCAACAGCGTCAGGACGGTAAAAATGAAGCACTTGTGGCGCAGTTTAACGAGCGTGAAGAGCGCCGCCGTAGGGCTGCTAGCGTTGTCCCTATCCGCGTGTCAGACGACGAACACAATCGTGATCGATGACTGCGATATTTTCGCCCCGATTAGCTACTCTGCCAGCCAGGATACAGAGAAAACCGTGACCCAGATCAGAAAACACAACGCGCGGTATCTAGAACTGTGCTCGATCATCTAGCAGAAAAAGGAGATAATCGTGTATTATAAAAAAGCGCTAACCTTTTGAAATAATCTGATTAGAGGTTTTTATGGACGGCATCCTTCTTGCGGAACATCTTCTAAAAGCTATTCAAGAGCGCCGGGATCGGATTTCAAAAATGATGGCGTCTGGGGCGGTATCAAGCCATGAAGAGTATAAACAACTTGTTGGCAATGTTGAGTCTTTAGACTATATAGGTGAGGAGTTGAGAGAAATTCTAGAAAAGGCGGATTAATGTCTGAAATATCTGATAATCTAGTGTCCATGAACCCGGCCTATGTTAAGCCAGAAGAGCGCGTCCTGGATCCTAGCAAGATAGACATCAATACTTTTGAAAGGCTACCTTCCCCTACCGGCTGGCGGCTTCTTATCCTCCCCTATCGAGGTAAGGGGCGCACCGAAGGCGGTATCCTGCTTCCGGATGCTGTCGTGGACAGGGAATCAGTTGCCACTGTTTGTGGTTATGTACTAAAAGTAGGGCCCTTGGCTTACGCGGATAAGAAGAAGTTCCCCAGCGGAGCGTGGTGCGGGGAAAAAGACTGGATTATTTTTGGGCGTTACGCGGGCGCTCGTTTTAAGATTGACGGCGGTGAAGTACGTGTTTTAAATGACGATGAGGTCATTGCGGTTATTCAGGATCCCGAAGACATCCTGCATTTTTAACATGGGAATCGAACCATGCCAGATAACGACCAAGAAGAGCTAACTGTGGATATCCCGGATTCGGGACAATCCGTTGACGTGGAAGTAGAACCTCTGGAGCTTGGTGCAGAACATACCGATAACGGAAGCCAAGAAGAAGAGCACACGGAATACAGTAAGAAGGTCAAGCGCCGTATTGACAAGCTTACTAAAAAAGCCCGAGAAATGGAACGGCAACAAGCTGCGGCTGTTGATTACGCGAGAAATGTACAGGCGGAAAACACTCAACTTAGGACCCGCATACAGGACTTGGATCAAGGGTATGTTGCAGAGTACGGCGATAGGGTCGCTACACAATCTGATTCTTTATCCCGAGACCTGGAAACTGCGATTGCTACGAATGACACTTCGGCTCAAGTGGAACTCAATAAAAAGCTTTCTCAGTTGGCAATTGAAGAAGAGCGGGTCCGGAGTGCTAAACAGCAGCAGGTCCAACAGGCCCAACAGGCTCAGTATCAGCAGCAGCAGCAACAGCAGCAGCAACAGCAGCAGCAGATCCCTGTTCGAGCAGACCCTAAAGCGCTGACATGGGCCCAGCGCAACAATTGGTTCGGAGAAGACGACGCGATGACGTTCGCGGCGTTTGGTATACATAAGACTTTGGTTGAGTCGGAAGGATTTGACACGGAAAGTCCCGAGTACTACGATGAGATCGACAAGAGAATTAAGGTTGCGTTCCCACACAAGTTTAATGGGGCGCAATCTTCCACAGAAGTTCGACGGCCCCAACAGGCGGTCGCTTCTGCTACACGCTCCGGATCTTCCGGGCGCAAAACAGTGAGGCTAACTTCAAGCGAAGTTGATATAGCAAATAAACTTGGAGTTCCTCTGGATCAGTACGCGAAATACAAACGCTAGGAGATGATGATGTCTAAAGAAAACATTGATCGAACTCCTCGCGCCTCTGAGACACGGGCAAACAAAGCCGTCCGTAAGCCTTGGAGCCCCCCGTCCCTTTTGGACGCACCTCCCGCACCGGAAGGTTTCACCCACAGGTGGATCCGCTCTGAAGTCCGGGGCTTTGACGACCGGAAGAACATCTCTGCCCGATTGCGTGAGGGTTGGGAGTTGGTCCGGAAGGATGAGTATCCAGATTTTGAGGCTCCTACCATTGAAGGTGGACGGCACGAAGGTGTCTTTGGCGTTGGAGGATTGTTGCTGGCTCGTATACCAATAGAAATCGTTGAGGAGCGCAAAGCATACTTCGATAAGATGAATGCCGATGCTATGCAAGCGGTCGATAACGATCTTTTTAAAGAGAGCCAGCATCATTCGATGGCGATTCAGAAACCTGAGCGCCAGTCGCGTGTTACATTCGGAGGTCCTAAAACATAGGACTTATTGTTTTAACCCCTTTGCTTTAAGGAGCAAAAAATGGCAAATACCAATGGAAGCTTTGGTTTGCGCCCCCTGAGTAAACAAGGTGGTGCGGCTAACTCCACGGGTATGTCCAACTACTCGATGTACGAAATCGCGAACGGCAATACTAGCAAGTTTTATCATGGCGAGCCCGTGATACCTCTTTCTACCGGCTATATCGACGTCCCCGGCGCAGCAGCCGGTGGAACAGTTGGTTTGTTGGGTGTCTTTCAGGGTTGCGAGTATGTTTCGAGTACCACTGGAAAACCTACGTGGAGTAATTACTGGCCCGGTTCTGGTGCAAACAGCAACCATCCAGTAAAGGCGTATGTAAATGATGATCCGATGCAGTTGTACGTAATTGCAACGGACGCATCTTGGACCAGCAAGGCCACGGCGCGTGCCGGAGTTTTTGCTAACGCCAACTTCTCAACCGCTATCACAGGAACAGACTCCACTGGTCTTTCCCTTGGTCGGTTGGCAATAAGTACAATTGCAACTACCGCTGCCCTCCAGATGAGAGTCATGGGTTGGGTAGAGGATGCGTTGAACGAGGACTTCTCGGCGGCGGGTATCGGTGCGATTGTCCGGTTGAACAACCACTTCAATAGTAATAACGGTGCTATTGCTGCTGGTACGCCTTCAACTACTGGCGTATAGGAGGGTTTAGGAATGGCTATTAGTAGAGCACAACTCGTCAAAGAGTTGGAACCCGGCCTGAACGCATTGTTCGGAATGGAATACGACCAGTACGACCGTGAGCATGAGCAGATCTTTTCGATGGAAAGTTCGGATCGTGCATTTGAGGAAGAGGTGATGCTGTCCGGTTTTGGATCGGCTCCCACCAAATCTGAAGGAACTGCGGTGTCTTTCGATGACGCGCAGGAAGCGTACACGGCTCGTTACACGATGGAGACAATTGCGTTAGCGTTCTCCATTACGGAAGAAGCCATAGAAGACAACCTTTATGATCGACTTGCGGGTCGATATACAAAGGCTCTTGCTCGTAGTATGAGCCAGACAAAGCAGGTTAAGGCCGCTTCGGTTCTTAACAATGCTTTCTCCAGCACGTATACGGGCGGTGATGATAAGGAGCTTTGTGCTACGGATCATCCCCTTGTAAACGGCAGCACTTTCCGTAACGAACTTTCGACGGCAGCGGATCTCAATGAGACCAGCCTAGAGCAGGCCCTTATTGACATTGCAGCTTTCGTTGACGAGCGTGGCCTCAAGGTGGCGGTCAAGGGACTGAAAATGATTATTCCAAAGGAACTTCAGTTCACGGCTGATCGTTTACTTGAATCTACCCTGAGACCCGGCAGTGCAGACAACGATATCAACGCTGTCAGGAACATGGGAATGCTTCCTCAAGGTAAGGATGTCAACCACTTCCTTACGGATACGGATGCGTGGTTCATTATGACGGATGCCCCGAACGGCCTGAAAGGGTTTAACCGAACGGCTGTACGGACTTCCATGGAAGGCGACTTCGACACTGGTAACGTGCGGTATAAGGCTCGCGAACGTTATGCGTTTGGCTGGTCTGACCCTCGCGGAATCTTCGGGTCTCCGGGCGCGTAAGAAAAGGGGGAGGGGAAACTCTCCCCCCACTTTCTGGGAATCATAGCCCTAGCGACTGTCCCAGCAGACGCTTACGAAGACTCTAGGGCATCTCTCTCGTAAGGAGAAAAAAGATGGCTAGTTCAACCTTCAACGGTCCCGTCCGTTCAGAAAACGGCTTCAAAGTTATAAATGTCGCCGCGTCAACGGGGGCGGTCACGGAAACTTCTTCCGTTGCTTCCACGGGTATTTTCACTAACAAATACATCAAGCATGTCGGCTACGCCACGGGCGTTACGGTTAATACCACTGCTGGCGATAGTCCTGCGATTGGTGAATTTACGCAACCCGCCAATACAATTATGACCAACATCAAGATATTTTGTGCCACAGCTCCGGTTATTGGGACTGGTGATATTGGTTACGAGGTAGGTACTAGTAGTTCAGGCGCACAGATTGTAGCGGCTGTTACTGACCAGATTCTCGATGGTGGTACTACGGTTGTTGTCGGTAATGTCACGTTGCCTTCGCTGGTTGCTCAGACTGAAAGCGGCACCACTGCTCCGGCATCCGTCCAATACACCTCCGCAGCAAGAACTATCTACTGCAACATCACCAACACGGTAGATGCCACCACGGCAGGCTCCTTCACATTCATTATTGAGTATGTGCAGATTGCATAGATTAGAGAGGGGAAAAGTCTCCCCTCTCTTTCTGAAAGGAGACTGTGATGGCTGATGCTGTAACTGCTACGACCGTGCAAGATGGGCCTAGAAAAGCTGTTATCTACTGCACGAACACCAGCGACGGGTCTGGCGAAGCGGCTGTTACTAAAGTAGATGTGTCTGGCCTTTCGTCGTTGCAGGACGGAACAGCCTGCACGGGTGTTCGTATCGAGAAGATTACGTTCAGCAATGTTGGCATGGGTGTCAAAGTCCTTTGGGACGCCTCCACTGATGTTATCGCAGCAGAACTCCCAGCGGATTACTCCGATACCCTAGACTATTCCGACATAAGTGGTCTTCCTAATGTTGCGGCCTCTGGCGGCAATACGGGAGACATCCAGCTTACAACGGTAGGGCACAGTAGCGGAGATACTTACTCAATAGTCCTTTACTGCTTGAAAGAGTACTAATAGGAGCTTGAGGGATGTCTGAAGATCTAGGACGAAAAAACGAGTTGGAAATCCTGGAGATTCGCGGAGATATAAAGCTATTGGACCAGAAGCTGGATACTATAAAAAACAACGACTTATCCCACATACAGAAGTCGCTGGAGGGCGTTCAGAAGTTTATGTGGGCTGTAGGGTTGATGGTCCTTGGTCACTTAGGAGTTGCCGTGAAGAGTGCTCTTTGGGGCTAACATGAAAGGTTTTTCATATCATGGCTGTTTCCGGGTCTAAGGACTTTGAACCTAATGTAGCAGACTACGTAGAAGAGGCTTTTGAACGTTGTGGCCTCGAATTTCGTACGGGTTACGACGGAGAAACGGCTCGCCGATCTATGAACTTTTTGTTCGCAGATTGGGCTAATCGCGGCCTCAATCGCTGGACTATTGACCAAGTCAGCCAGACCGTTGCCTCTGGTATTTCGTCGTAT